CAATCGGCCCGGCGCGAACTGGAGCGCATCGACAAAGAGATCGCTCGTCTTGGGAAGCAAGCCCAAGAAAACTACGAGCGCCGGGGGCTGCTCAGAGCGTTGCTCGGCCTATACCCGGCGACGGCCTCGACGGCGTCCTCGGTCGGGCAGCCGCCGGCTCGCGTCCGCACCCGCCCCCGTGCATCAACCGCAGTGGCGGGCAACGTTTTCACGCGCTTATCGCGCCGCGGTACAACGCCGCCTGGTCCGGCGCCAGCGGATGCCAGGGTCCTCAACGTGATCGTCAACAATCCCAACATCAACGTCGAGAACCTGCGCCGCCGCGTGGACAGCATGGCGCCGAATATCCTCGGGACCTGCATCAAACGCCTGTTAGCTCGCGGATACATCACCGGCTCGCCAAAGACCGGACCGTTCCGAGCGACCGGCCTGGCCCCTACTGAGCCGACCGTCACTCGGCTTGCTGCTTCCTATCCGGGCCGCCAGAAGGTGACCCGCGACGAGGTCATCGACGCACTGCGCTCGTTAGCGGCAGACAACCCCAAAGGTGTCGGGCCGCGACAGGTCATCGACAAGCTGCAGAAGCCGGGAGGTTACATCGACTATGCGCAGCTGCAGGTTCTGATGACGAACCTCGCCAAAGGGAGCGAGATCCGCAAGCTCGCCGCCGGACGCTACCTGCTCGCCGAGCCCGCCGCCGCTTAGCTCCGGCGTCGTGGCATTTTGGCCCGCTGGCGTTAAGCTGGCGTCGGTGGCGTGCGCGGTGTTTCAAACCCCGGGGACGGCCGAAGCCCCGGCCCAGGGGTCCCCGCCGCCCGCGCCATCAATTCTGCCCGGCGGTGATCGAAAGACTCTGGTTGGTGCCGCAGTTGGCCGGGTTGATCCCGTTCGGACCGACCACGATCACGCCGCTCGGCCGGATCTTAAAATCCGCGGTGTCGCCGTTTTTAACGGTGAAGGTGACCGTCGTCCCGTCGCCGCCGTTGATCAGCACGCGGCCGACCACGGTGCCCGCCGGCGCGTTGCACGGCACCGAAAAGCCAAAGGCCATCGCCAGCGCCGCGGCGAGCGCCTCGTTCATGGCTGCGTCGCGGCGACCGACAGGTTCTCGGTTGCGCCGCAACTCGCTGCGGCGACGCCGTTCGGGCCGACCACGACGTTCGAGCCGGAGACCGCGAAATCGTCGGTGTCACCACCGGTTGCGGTAAAGCTCGCCGGACTCCCGTCGCCGCCTGTCGTGCTCAGCGTGGCGACCACGGTCCCTGGCGCGGCGGTGCATGCAACCGTCGGCGCCGTCGGTGCAAAGACGACCTTGAGCGGCGCCTGAATGGTGATCGTCACCGTCCCGGTGACGCTGCTGGCCGCCTGTGCGGCTGAAATGCCGATGCCGATCGACAGACCCATCAGAAAGCGCGAAATAACGGAAGGCCAAAGCGGCATGGTTTTTCTCCTACTGCGGCACAGCGAACGCGGGCGGTAAGGCTTTGGCGATCAGCACGAGGCAGTCGAGCACGACAAGCCCGATCGCGATCATCAGCAGATAGATGTTGATCGCAGCGGCGGCCTGGTCGAGCCGGCGGGCAAGTCTGCGCATGCTTTGATTTCCCGAATGATCGGCCCGATCACTTGCCCCTTATGCATCACCGCGCTGTAACCAGCCGGCGTTTGGGAGCGGAACACGTAGATCGTGTCGCCGTATTGCCGGCGGTCGACGATCTTCTGCCAACCCGCGACCAGGTCTTCGAGGATCGGGTCGTGCTCCTCGCTCACTTGCCGCCACCGGACTTCCTGGCAGTCTTCGAGACCTTCCCGGAGAAGCCGCTGCCCGCGGCTGCACTGCTCGTGCGGTATCGGGCGCGCAGCCCCTTGGGTCGACGCAGGACAGCCTGGGCTCTGCGACGCAAGCCTGCCTTGGCGCTCATCTCAGACTCCAATCGCGGCTGTTCCTCAGATATTGGTGATGACGGCAACCTTCATGGCCGGCGTCACGGTGTACAAGCGCTTCTCGTTGGCCGCGATCCGCTGGTTGGCGGTGGTCGCCGTCGGGTTCGTGCCAAAGGCGATCGAGCAGACCGCGTCGGTGTAGATCCGGACAAACCGGGTGGTGCCGCCAAAGGCTGCACTGGCCGCCGAGGAGCCGCCGATGGTGACGGTCTGCTCGGCCGGCGGCGGCATGACGGGCGCCAGGATGTTTTGGCCGCTGGCATCGATGCCGAGCGAGCTGAGCTCGGTAATGTAAAGGGTGTGTGGATACGCCTGTGCAACAGGCAGGAACCCAGTGAGCGTGGCGTCGGCGATGACGGTGTCGGGATCAAATGTGCCGGAGTCGCCGACATCGTCCAGTGAAATGCCCAAGGTCAGCGGCAGACCGATACTGGAGACATCGGCGCCGCCGCTGGCTGTTGCCGGGTTTGCCCCGCTATTGTTCCAGTTGGTGTTGAGCGCGCCGGCGGCGGTCATCACCGTCCCGTAGAGCAAGGCATTCCCGACGTCCCACGCCATCACCATGTAGTCGCCGATGGCGGCAAGCGCCGGGCTGCCGGCGACCTCCGAGCTGTTGTGGCCGATGCCGTTGAAGCCCAGGACGCTGGAGGACTGGCCGTAGCCTGCGGTCGTATCGCCCCACCATTTGTTGAGCGGCTGCGAGAAGGTGCCGATCCCGGTGCCGAACAGCGAATTATTGGTCCCGGCGACGCATTTCACCCGCCAATACCATTTGCCGGCACTGATGCCGGTCCCGGTCGCGTAAGCAGCCAGCCAGCCGCTGCCGCTGGCATAGGTGGCGGTGTGGTTGCCGCCGCTCAGCGTCAGCCCGACAGCGAAATTCGTCGGATCTAAGGTCGTCACGACATCAGCTATTGGTGATGACGGCGACCTTCATGGTCGGCGTCACGGTGTAAAAGCGCGTCTCGTTGGCCGCCATCCGCTGGTTGGCGGTGGTGGCTGTCGGGTTCGTGCCAAAGGCGATCGAGCAGATCGCGTCGGTGTGGATCTGCAGAAACCGGGTGCTGCCGCCAAAGGCTGCACTAGGCGTCGTGGAGCCGCTGATAGTGACGGTCTGCTCGGCCGCCGGCGGCATGACGGGCGCCAGGATGTTTTGGCCGCTGGCATCGACGCCGAGCGAGCTGAGCTCGGTGATATACAAAGTCGACATTCGTCACTCCGAAAATGAAAAAGGCCGCTCAAGGCGGCCTGGGGCGGTCTAGGACCCGCTCGCTCAGTCGTCGGCTTTGCGGTAGAGCTCGCTCACCCGCATCTCGGTCGCACCGGTTTCGAGCGCCCCCTCGGTGTGGTGATGCCCCGCCAGCACGTAGAACTTGCCATCCCATGCGAGAACCAGCGGTTCCCACTGGCTGTGGTCGTGCTCGCGATAGTAGGCGGCGTCGTCGTCGACCCGCTCCTCGTCGACCACCCGCTGGGTCGCAACCAGGTCGCTCATCGCCACCGTGCGGCTGCGCGTCTTAGGCGCCTCGCCGCGCGCGATCGCGTCACGAATAATCTGCCAAGCCGCATGCTGAACGTTGGCTTCCGTAACGTCGTCGGCCAGCGGCATCTCGACCGGGCTGGCGTTGGCGGGATCGACGTGACTACTGGCTTTGTCCACTGGCTCGATCAGCACCGGTTCGAGCCAACAGCGGCAATTGGGGTGTGCCGGTGGTGCGTGGTGGCCCGACGGGAAGGCCTGGCCCAATGGCACCTCGCCGACGGCTGCGTTCTCCTCGCAGTCCGCGGAGACGTCGGGGTCCTGCATGGTTCTCCAGGTCGCGGCCTCGACGCGGTTGCTGGCCCTGAACGCCTGCAATGTCGCCTGCCACGCGGCGCTGGTCGTCTCGTAATCGGCAATGCGCCAGGCCCGCTCCGGCGTGAACGCCTCGCTCGACGCCAGCAGCTTGATGAACTCCGCCGAGCTCAGTTTCTCCTTGAGCGCCCGCGCCACCGCATCGCGGATCATCTCGCTGGTCGAGCGGGTGATCGCCTGTTCGGCGGTCGCGTCCTCGACGAGTTCCTCGCCGACCCATCTGCGCCCGACCAGCTCCGCTGCCCGATTGCGGGCAAAATCGGCGACCCAGGACGACATCTCCTCGGCCGCATCGCCCTCGAGCGGCTCGGCGCCGAGATCGGCGAGAGTGTCCTCGACGGTTTGGCTGGACACATCGGCAAGCGCGGTCTGCGTCGGGACAACCAGTGCGGTCCAGCGGCCGAAGTCGATCCGCCGCAATGCCATCGCGACCGCCAGGGCGAGCGCTTGATCGTGGTGATCGGGCGGCTGCTGCTCCTCGTCCTTGGCTTCGAACAACCGGCAGTGGCCGTCGGGATGGATGTCGCCTTTGACCAGGGTGCAGCTATCGGGCGCACGAAACATCGTGCAATGGCGGCAACGCTCGGCCTCGACCGGACCGTCGTCGGTGTAATCGGCCTCGTCCTGGCTAATCGTGCCGGCCTTGGCGAGCCTGGCCTCGCCAAGCGCCTCGATCAGCACCGGGGTTACTCGCGGCGCAGCAGGTCGCCGATATCGGCGGCGATCCGCGCGGGCTCGGCCTTCAGAAACGCCTCGAAATCGCGCTGCATCTGGGCGGCGGCCGCGGTCAGGTAGCCCGGTCGCGTGCGCTTGGCGAGCTGCTCGGCATCGACCGGGTGGAGGTCATCGGCGCCGACTTTCTTCGTGCCGGCCTTCGGCTGCTGTTTGCCGTTCGGTTTACCACCTGGTGCGGCCCCGCCCTCGGGCTTCTCCGGTTTCTGCCCCGGTTTGCCCCTCGCCGGCGGTTTTTCACCCGGTTGAGTTTGGCCGCGCGCTCGCGGATTTGGCGGTTTTGCCGGGTTTTGGCCTGGGACACCGCCTGGGGCACCGCCTGGGACAAGCATCGGCGGCGGCTCGGGCGGGTTGATGATGCTGTCGAGGGTGACCGGACCGGTGGCGGTCTTAAACATGATCTCGTCGCCGCCCTCGACCGGATCCAAACCCAGCTGGTCGCGCGCCTCGTTGAGCGTGTTGAGCCCGGCGCCGAACAGCTCGACCAGCATGTTGGCTTGGTCGGTCGGGTCGATCGGCTTGACGTCGGCCCAGGCGAATTCGAGGTCGGGATGGCCCATGCGGCGCTGGATGACCCCGTCGATCAGCCGCTTGACCCAGGTCATCAGCGGCGCCAGCCCTTCCTCGAGGGCGGCTTCCTGTGCGGTCTCAGCGGTCGCCCGGTTGACCTGGCGGGTGAACGCGGTCGGCGGCAGCGAGAAGGCGAAACAAATCACCCGCGCGCGCCACTCGTCGAAATCGTCCTTGAGCGGCGGTTCCTTGATTGACTGGTACTTGGCACCCTGGGGACCCCAGAGCAGCTTGGTGCGCTCGGCGGTGTTGCCTGCGAGCTTGCTGTCAAACCAGTCCTGAAAATGCGCGATCTGCTCGCCGGTCCAGCCGTCGGGCGCATTGACCATGCCGGCCGGAATGTTGCCTGCGGTGAAATGCTGCAACTGCATGATGCTGCGGCGGATCGAGGTATTGATCGTCAGCACGATCTGCTCGACCGGGCTGAACCCGTAGAGGTGATCGGGGCGCGGGTTGCGCGGGAAGTAGATCAGCTGTTGGTCGGTGAACTGGCCGACGACCTCGCCTTCTTCGGTGTTGGCGCGCGTGCCGTCTTCGAGCATCACCCACGGGCGGCCGTGAATGATCTGCTCAAACGCCGGGGCCGGCGGTCGCGGGCGGCGCCCGGTGTCGTCGATCAGCACCTTGATCGTGGCGCCATCGATGATGTCGAGCCCGATGATGTCGCCGCCGCGGTTGAGCCGCGGCTCGAGCGCCGGCGCATCGGTGACCAGCACCTGGTCGGTCAACTGCCGCAGCCAGGTTCCGAACGGTGTGATCCCGTCCGGATATTCCCAGAATTCGGTAAGCTGCTGGATGCGCTTGTCGGTGCCGGACTTCTTTGGGGCGTCCTCGTCGCGCGACTTGATCGCCCACCCCAGCTTTTCGACCTGATCCTTGCGGGTCTCAATGCACAGCCGGGTGATGTCGTCATTGGCCAATGCCTTGAGCTCGGCAAAGCCGATCGGCTCAAAGCTCCTCGGCGTGTAGATGTAGTTGATGCCGACGGGAAAGTTGTACCGGCGAGTGCGCTCGTAATCGGTCGGCACCAGTGGATAGCCCGGGGCAAACAATCCGCCGCTCGGCTGAAAGACTGGCGCAAACTGCGTGATGTCTTGTGCCCGGCCATTGCCGCCGCCGGTGTTCTGACTCCAGGCATAGCTATAGATGGGCGCGCCCTTGCCCGGTGTCTGACGGCGAAATGGCGCCATTAGCGAGCTGACCATTCCGACCAAAGAGGTTTGCACTCCGCCGCTCGGCATGGCGCCTCACTCGGTCTTGCTGTTTTGGATCATCTGGAACCACTCCATCGATCCCGGCTGCGGTGTCGGCGCCGGCGGCTTTACGACTTTGGCCGCTTCCGCGTTCGCTGCCTGCTGACGGTACAATTCGTAAATCCCTTCGCCGGCCATCGCCTCGACGAGCAAGTTGGTGAAGGCCCACACCAGCGCGTCGACACGATCCGGCGAAAATCCCGCAGTGGCGCGATCAAAATCTGTCGTGAACGCGCACATCTGGTCTTCGAGCGTCGGGAACGCCCCGACATGCCTGACGCGGCCGGGATCCTGTTCGTAAAGCGCCGCGACCGGCTCGGCGCGGATCACCTTGCCGCGCGTCGCGTGCACTGCAGTAAACGGGACATTCCGGTCGACCATGCGCAGTGTCGCCTCGACCATCTCGCCGCCATTGTTGACCTCGGCGACAATCCGGTCAGCCTTGTGCTCGCGATAGAGCGTGATCGCCTTGCGCGCCCACTCGGTCGGCGTGTAGTGCCCCGAATAATCACCGAGCACATAACCGTTGCCGGCTGCATCTTTGCCGGCGAGGATAATGCCGGTTTCGTCGGCGTCCTCACCGCTGGTGGCCGCCGGGTCGATCGCGACGACAATGCGCACCAACTCGGGCAAGGGTTTGTAGAGCGGCCAGCGCAATTGCTCGAGCCGCTCGCGGTTCCACAAGGCGCCAGGCACGTCGTCAAGGACTTCGGCCTCGAGCTCCTGGCGGCCGAGCCGCGTGCCCTCGTACTTGCGGATGATCTGTTGCAGAAAGGCTGGTGCTAGATTGTGCCGGTTTGCGTAAGTCGAACCGCGGACCACGACGGTTGTCGGGTCGGCGAGCAGCTCGCGGATGATCCGAACCGGCCTTGGTGTCGTGGTGACGACGACGCGCGGATCATTGCCGAGACGAAGCCCGAACATCAGCATGTCCCAGGCCTCGGGGTAGCGCCAGGTGGCGATCTCGTCGCACCAGGCGAGGTCGTGCTGTGGACCACGCAGGCGCTCCGGCTCGTCGGCGCTGTAGGTCGTGGCGATCGCGCCGTTGGGCCAGGTCAGTCGCCGCTTTGACGGCTCGTAAACCGGCCGTTCGGCTTCGAGACCGATGGCGAGCAGACCGCTTTCGCCCTCCACCATGACGTCCCGGGCATCAGCTGCGGTTGCCGCGACCAGCGCGACGCGCCGGTGGCCGTGGTGGTTGACCCGATCGTGGACGTATTCAGCGCCGGTGCGGGTTTTGCCAAAGCCGCGGCCGGCCAGCAGCAGCCAAATGCGCCACTCGCCCGGCGGCGGCAGCTGCTCTTGACGCGCCCAATATTTCCAGTCGCGCGCCAGCAGGTCGCATTGCAGCTCAGTCAGTTTCCCGAGAAATTTTTTCTGCTGTGCTGGTGAGAGCGAGGCGAGCGAGCTTGCGTTCGAGATCGTCTCTTGCATGTCTGATTTCGATTGGGTCGCCGCCCTTGAGCCCGGTGTGTTTGTGGATGCTCACCTCGCTCCAGCCCATCTGGGTCTTGGCGAAGAAGATCAGCAGCGTTGCTTCCGCCCGCGGGTCTTTAATCCCGCCGGCACGCCCGAGCATGGTCGCGGCGATCCGCTGACCGGCCAGCGCCTTCAGTTTGGTCGCACCCGTGGCGATCTCTTGCGTGAAATGCTTGCGCAAGGTCTTTTCGTCGATCGGCTTGCCGCTCTCAGGGTTTTTGATGACGCGGCAAATGTCGGTTTGCGGGATGCCGAAACCGATCATGAGCTCGACATTGTCGCGCTGCTCGGCCGTCGGCTCAAAGGCACGTCGAGGCATTGGCACTGCATAAGTTGTTGGCATGAAAAAGCCGGCGGCCTTGCGGGCGCCGGCTGTCGTTTAGGCTAGTGGCGGATTAGGCCGTCTCGAGTGCTTCCGGGTGCTCGGCGAGATAGAGCATCGCCAGTCTGACGACGCGCGGGATCGCCTCGGTGCCGGCCTCGTAATGCTGGATCTCGCGCCGACTTCGGCCGAGGGCTTCGCCGGCCGCGACTTGCGTCAAGCCAAGCTGGGTGCGCCATTCGAAGCACGAGAGGGTGCGCTGTCGTCCCTGCATGAGCGGCAATCTAGCACATTGCGCACCCATGCGCAATAGCTACGCTTCAAGGCCGCTAAAACTTTTTCCGTGCGTTAACCCATTATATGGGTGACAAGCGCAACAGTTGCGCGATAATCGCACCCATCGGCACTGGAACTGCCGTGAAACCGGAAGGACACCTCAGATGACCCTGATCGCCTCCCGCGACGTCCCAGCTGGTGACAGCTGGGCGTTCCGCGACCACCGCATGCTGGCCGAGCTCAGCTACCGCAATGGCCGCTGGGTGCAGCCGATCAAGAGGCAACCCATCAGGAGTCCCAAAGCAGGCAAGTACATCGGCTTTCGCCAACGCAAGAGGAGAGCACCATGAGCAGCAGCAGCACCGAACTGACCTTCTTCCAGGCCAAGGAGATCAAGATCAGTCGCGGGTTCCCCTGCGGGTACCGCAGAGACAAACGCGACGGCTTCTACACAAGGCAGATATTGATCGTGTCTGCCGACGGCAGCGAGTTTCAGATCAACGTGCACAGCGTGACCGGGCAGGCGCAGCTGCCGGTCGTCGCGGTCGACGAGGACGTCGTCTGATGCGCGGATACGACGACTGGAAAACGACACCACCGGATGATCCGCCCGAAGACCCGGACTGCACCTGCTATCACCACGGGCGGCGGCGCCACCGCCGCGACAAGTGGTGCCCGGTGCACGGCAAAGACCCCGATCAAGCCTACGAGGAACAGAGGGACCGGAGGAGCGAATAGTAACGCCACCGCGGGCGCTGGAAACGCCCGCTTCAACCGGAAGGAACCAAACCATGACTACCTGCACCCGTACCCCATGGGGCAAGCCCGACGACAGCGAGGAATACGAGCCCGGCATCACCTGGTACTCGACGCCGAGCCACGGCGGCTTCAAGCTCGATCGCGCGCACAACGCGCAAGTCCCCGACTACATGCGCCGCGCCGGCGGCTGGTACGAGGAAGACTGCGATTGGGCGATCGTGGCCACCGTGTTCCCGAACGCCTTTCTTGAGCACGACAAAGACCCGGCGAAGACCTTCGAGACCGCGCGCCGCACACTGCGCAACTGGCTCCCGGATGCCTACGAGAAATTCTACGGTGTCGAGCTCAAGCCCGGCGAGAGCTATATCCGCTCCCAGTCACGGCAATAGTGCGTTAACCCAACAAAGGAATTGCACACGCGCAACAGTTGCGCCATAATATGACCGTGCCTCGCTCTGGAAGGCGGGACACGGAAACCGGAAGGACCAAGATGATCACACCCGCACAAGCCGCCGACGCGATCCGTCGCTCGCGCGGCCGTTTTTTTGGCTGCACCTTCACCAAGCACCAGACCGGCGAGACGCGCACCATGTGGGCTCGTTTCGCCGTCGTCGGCAACCCGAAGGGCCCGCACCGCAATCGCGACGATCTGATCGTCGTTTGGGACCACCACAAGCGCGGTTACCGCTCGATCCCGGTTGAGGGACTGACCCAGCTGCGCATTGACGGCCGGGTTGAGGAGGTTCGGTCGTCGGGGAGCCGGGCGATGGAGATGGCCGCAGAGCTGGGTGACCTGCTCTCCCGCGAGTGCCCGCTCGGAGATCTGCTCTCGTCCGTGACACGGACCGAGGGCGATCCCCTGCCATGACCCGCATTCCGATGATCGGCGACCGGCTCTATTGGGATACCGGCATTGGCGAAGGCTTTACCGGCCGTATCGTCGCACTGCAGGGCACGCCGACGAGCGGCGGCACGATGATCATTGAATGGGACGATGGGCGGATCTGGAAAAACCAGCCGCAGCGTCTACTCGACGAACCGCGCTGGTCCTACGTGTAACCCACTGCACAACCGGCAGAATTAACCCACAATTTGATTGCGAGGCGCAATCATTGCGCTATAATCCGGCTCATGAAAACAGCCAATCAAACCCCGGAGCATCCAATGACGACCGCCCGGATTTACACTTTCCCGATGACCGATCGCCACCGCTGCGCGGCTGTCGCCTTTGCCCGGCTCGACGCGGCTCAAACGATCATCAACGAGCGCCAGCTGCAGACCACGCCGCAGACCCGCCTGCACATTCGCAGTCTGCTGGGTAGCGGCTGCCCGCCGGCGAAGGCGGTCGAGATCGCGCTGAAGGCCGACCCGCAATGAACGCGGCACTGTTGTCCCGCCTCGGGCTGTGGGTGATCAGCACCGTTTGCGGCTCGTTCGGCGTGCTCTGCGTGATCGCGTCGTTTAGCAATGGCCGGCTTGGCGCGCATGCGCTGGTATTTCTCGGCACCGCAACCGCAATCCGTCTTCTAGCCTTGCAGGAAAGCAAGTGAACAAGCACCTGCGTTGGATATTACTTGGCGAGCTGGCGATCGTCATGTGTCTGGCGGCCGGCGGAGCCGGCGCCATCGGCACACTCGCCTACAGCCTATTCGAGCCGATCAGCCACGTGCTCGACCAAGTGCTGTCCTACCACTGAATTGGTGCCGGCAATCCCCGGGGGATCTCGCCAATGGAGTGTTCCACCGATGTTTCGAAAGACCCTACTTGCCGCCGCTGCTGTGATCGGCCTGGCCGGCGCCGCTGCTCTCCCGACTGGCGCCGAGGCTCACGGCTACGGCCACGGCGGGTTTTGGCTCGGCTATGGCATCGGCAGTCTTACGCGCTGCCTGGTGTTCGGTTGCGGTTACGCCCAGCCGGTCTACCCGGTCTATGTTCCACAGCCAGTGCCGGTGCCGCAATATGTCCCGGTGCCGGTGGCAACGCCGGTCCCGGCGGCACAGCCCGGGATCGCGCAAACCTGTGGCCCGTGGTGGGAAGTGATCAGCCGCGCCCGGCGGTCGGGCCGCAGCCTTACCGCCGAAGAAGCCTACGCGGCACAATACTGCAACTTTTGATCCCGCCTAATGGCCAACCGGAGCAACGCGCGCCATGAGAAGCCGACCCCAGCCGCCGCTGCCGCCATTGACCCAAGCGCAAGCGCACCGCAACCGCAGACGGTTTTTGTGGGGTTGCCTCGGTGTGCTGGTCGTCATCGCCGGGATGTCTAACCAGAACCCCGCCTCGCACAGTCAGAGCGGCGGCGACCAACGCATGCTAGGGCGACCAAAGGTCCACATCGCTTACTTTCAGTGGCGCAAAGGCGGCTTCGACAGTGTGATGATCGCCGACTTTCAGGTCGACAACGACAACCCATACAGCGTCAGGGATATCGAAATACGTTGCGACGTCAGTGGCGAGTCGGGGACGGTCATCGGCCGGCCCAGCAAAACGATTTACCGCCGCATCCCGCCTCACACGTCCACGTGGTTCATGCAGGAAAGCATGGGCTTCATCTCGTCGCAGGCTGCCACGGCAGATTGCGAGATCGGCTTGGTCACAGCCGAGCTCTAAAAGTGTTGCACGGCGCAACAATTGCGCCTATAATAAGGACAGTCAAAAACGCGGGAGCTGGATACTCCCATCGACCGGAAGGAACCCCGTGAGATCCCTAACCAACGCCGACTTGCAGGTCATCGATAACGCGCTGCGCATCGCCATCGCGGCCTATCGCTCGGATGCCGAGCGCATGACCCTCAGTGGCACGGGCGAGTTTGCCGAGCACTTTACCCGCGCCGCGGACCAGGCCACCAGCGTTCTGGCCTGCATCACTGAGGAACAAGTGCGGCGCGCACCCGACGGGCCGAGCACATGAAAGTGCCGCCCGCGATGCTGGAACACCCGGGCGGCGTGCCCGATGCCGGTGGCACTCCCGGAAGGAAAGCGCCACTGCAATCGAGACGGCAACCCTAGCGGAGACCATTATGCGCGACAACACAACTTTGCCCTGGTCCTGGCTTCGCGGCTATCGCTTCGAGGCGATCGCGGGGCTGGCGATCGTCATGTGTCTGGCGGCCGGCGGAGCCGGCGCCATCGGCACACTCGTCTACAGCCTGTTCGAGCCAATCAACCACATGCTCGACCAAGTGCTTACCTACCACTGACCGAGAAGCCAGAATGGAGGTTCGCCTCGTGACCGAAGCCGACGACCTGATGCTGATGACCAACCTCTATCCGCGTACCACCGGGCTGCCGATGGCCGTTTGGGTGGGTCCCAGCTATGGCGCGCCGCATGATGCGCGGATCAAGGTCATGCAAGTGCACGGCATCCGGATGGACCCAGGCAACCTCGCCGTCGTGGCACTCAGGCCGCGCCCGCATGTCGTCGCCGGTCATCTCTCCGCCGGCGATTTGCAAGCGGTCGGCCGATGGCTCACGCTGAACGAGACGGCGATACTCGACCACTGGAACGGGGTGACAGACGGCGCCGAGCTCGCCCAGCAATTGCGGCGGCTGCCATGAAAGCTGGTGTGCTGACCCAGCAGGCCAAGTGATGGCGGAATACGAAATGGGCAAGAGCGAGCTCTATGAGATGGTCAACATCTATCCAGCGGACAGCGGCTTGCCGATGACCGTTTGGGCCGGGCCCCGCGGCAATGCTCGGCATGATGTTCGGGTCAAAGTCAATATGGCGCACGGCAATCGGATGTCGATCGCTAACACCGCAGTCGTCGCGGTTCGTCCGGCCCCGCGCCTGATTGTCGGGCGGTTATCGGCGGCTGATCTGCAAGCCGTCAGTGACTGGTTGCGGCTCAACGAGGCGGCGCTCGTGGCGCATTGGGACGGCCAGATTTCCGGTGTCGAGCTCGGCCGGCGACTGCAGCGACGATGAGTGAACGCGAAGATACCCAGATCCTCGATTTCCTGCGCGGTCGCTTCGGCCGGCTCGACGATCGGCTCGACCGCATTGACAACAAGCTCGACGGCTGCGCCGCCTTGAGGGGCCGGCGCCCAACCCTTCCGAGGAGACCGCCGAATGACTGATCGCCTCACTCTCGCGCACGCGCTGGAGCAGGGTGGGATCGGTCGCGAAGCGGCGGAAAGCATCGCAACCGAGATCTATGACGCAATCCGCACGAACGTCGCGACCAAGACCGACCTCGGCGAGCTCGAAAGCCACCTGAAGGCAGACATCGCGGCTCTCGAGGCCGCGACCAAGACCGACCTCGCGGCTCTCGAAAATCGGATGCTGTTGCGGCTCGGGCGAATGATTGCGGTTGCCACCGGCTTGATCATCGCAGCTACCGCGACGGCAACCGGCGTTATCCTTCACTATCTGCCTCACGCGTAAGCCGAATGACCGCGCATAGGCAACAGCCGCGTTAAGGAACTGCGCTGATGCACGGCTCCGACCCCGGCGACGATCTTCCCGCCGACGTGCTGGCCGAGATCGAGGCTGACGTCGCGCGCTACCGCGCCACTCGCATCAATGCCGCCCGCAGGCGGCTGACCAAGGCCAAGACACCAGGCTTTGTCGACGTCACGCTTGCCGAGCAGGCAGCGATCGCACGGCGGTGGTTGCGCGGTGAGTCGATGCGGGCGATTGCCACGTCGCTCGATTGGGACCCGGTGTCGATCAGCAGCCTGCTGCACGACTTTACCCGGGGGTTTGTCGACCTCTTTGAGACCGAATACTACAACGACCGCTCAAGCCAGCGGGAAATCACCCAGGCAGCGCTTGCGAAGTTCGATCGCGGTGAGCCATCGTGGCTCCAGCTACGGGTCAGGCGGTATTCGCCAAGTCGTCTCGAACAACTCCGCGCCACCCGCCGCGCCACTGAGCGCGGAAGTTAACCCTCTATTTGATTGCCTAGCGCAACAGTTGCGCTATAATACGGGTCATGCAAACAGCCACCGAAACCGCCCATCAACCCTTGGAGGCTGCCATGCCCCGTTCTTCTTCTCCCTTCCGCAACAACCCGGCGAAAGCCGGCCAGCTGGCCGCACGCAAGCGGCTCTTTGGCGACTACAGCCGCTACGCGGTGGCGCCGGTCCACACCCGCTTTGAGGCGGTCGAGTGGTTCGTGTGGGACGCCCACACTTATGCGGCGCCCGATGATCCGACCCCTGCCGTGATCCGGCAGGCGCCGACCGAGGCCGAAGCCATCGAGGGGCTGAAATGATGTTCATCATCGTCACCGACCTGCGGTCCGAGCTCACCTATGTGCTCGAGACCCGCCGCCGCGGCAGCCGCAAGCTGCGCGCCTCGGTCATGACCGCGCGCGGCCGGGACGGCGACGTGCGCATCGCCTACGCCAAGGTGCCGCTCTACATCCGCCGCGCCGCCAAGGAGGCACTGCCGTGAGCGAGGCCCGTCAGGAGGCCGAACTGCTGCGGCTCGTCGAGGAAACCAAGAAATTCGTCGCAGAGGCCCACAAGCTCGAAGCCGAGCGGCAAAAGCTCGATCGCGAGCACCAGTGGTTCCCGTGGCTGCAGCTGCTGACCTTGGTGGTGTCGAGTGCCACGATCGGCGCGCTCGTCGCGCGGCTGGTGCACTGATGCGCGGTGCCCGCGACGAATGGCCGAACATGACCGCAAGGCGCCGCAAGAAACTCGTTTGGGCGGTCAAAGACTTCCTCGAATGCTGCGAGGAGGAAATCGCTGAAATCAAGGATTGGGACAATGGGCCGTCCTACGTCTGCGACCAAATGCTCGATTTTCTCGACATGAACTCTTGGACGCACGAGTGGCCGGACGGCATATGGCGCGAGGGCAAGTTCGCAGACCAGGTCAGCTGCTGTGTCCGCGCCGGCTTGGACGTCGCCAGTTCACCGTCCGCTGGTGTGCTCGGGTTTGACGTTGGCATGTTGCGCCGCATGTGGCCGCGCGGGGTTCCCGCTTACGTGCGTAATTTCTTCCAACCGCCGCTGACCAACGCCGATCCGCCGACCCTTGGAGTTTGGTTATGAGGCGCCAGGGGACAGCGCCTCTTCCGGGTATGGGTGCCGGGCAATTGGGCCGGCGGCCAGCGGTTCAGGCGTTGCCACGACGGGCACGCGCCTAGCGGCGATCTCGTCGAAGCCGCGACCATCGCCGTCCAGCGTGGCGCGCTTGCCGGTGAATTCCTGCCAGCGCTTTACCGCCACGTCGACATAAGCCGGCGCGAGCTCGATCGCGCACACCACGCGGCCGGTCATCTCAGCCGCGATGATCGTCGTGCCGGAACCGCTGAATGCGTCGTAGATCAAATCACCAATCTTGCTTGTGCGCTCGACGAGCCAGCACCAAAATTTGATCGGCTTGGGGCACGGATGTCCGTTTTTTTCCGCAAACTCGGTGTGCACAATCGCATCCGGGTGACGGCCTTCCCCTCTCGATAGCTTGGGATCTTTGCCGTAGCAAAGAATCGGCTGCCAGCAGCAAAACCCCCACGGCCCAGACCCGATGCCCGCGGGCGTGAACCACGCCATCGTCCAGGTCGGTCGAGGGTACAGTCTGTGATTTCCGTTTCCCGAAGTAACAACGACCACCGGAGCTGCAGCCGCCGCCAGCGGCATGAAACCCTCGATCAGTCGAACCAGGTTCTCTTGACTGTCGTCATATTCGACATAGTCGTTTTTCGACGTTGACGACTCGCCCAGACCGTAGGGCGGGTCAGTCAAGCACAGCGCTGCTTTTCCACAAAGGGCCCGCTCGACGTCGGTGGCCACAGTGCTGTCGCCGCAGAGCAGCCGGTGGCCGCCCTCGGGCTCGGCGGCGAATTCGGCGCCGCACTCAGCGCATCGGCATTGCACCTCGGTGGTCATGCCGCGGCGGCCCGGCCGCGGGCGGCGGCAATCTCGTCAAAGCTACGACCGTCGCCAGCGAGCACAGCGGTGCGGCCGGTGAAGTTCGACCAGCGCTTGACCGCCAGGTCACAATAGACGGGCGCGATTTCCAAGGCGAAACAGCGGCGGCCGTTCGCCTCCGCCGAGATCAGTTGCGTGCCCGAGCCGCAGAACGGCTCGTAAGCGAGGTCGCCAGGGTCGGAGAACGCGGTCACGATTTCGGTCACAAGCTCGACGGGAAACAAGGCCGGATGGGCGGTTTCGATACTCCGTGCTTTGTGTCGCATCACCCGAATGACGCTATCGGGGATTTTTGTCGGCTGCAGGCTTGCAGCGGGGTTCGAACGGCCGGTTATCGAGCCATCCTTCCTGCGCATCCCACCATGGCTGACGGCGATCTCGATATTTTCGGAAAGCTTGTCCTTGGTCTTGCGCGCCCGCTCAGCGACCCGATTGAAGTGAAAGATGAACTCGTGCGACGGAGCGAGACGTCCGTTCCAATCGCCGGGCATGCCGGGGCCCTGGTCCCAGACATACCACCCGAACCGGCGCCAGCCGGCCGCGCGCATCCATTCGATCCAGGCGACCCAATAAGGCTGCCACTCGGATTCGTGATGGACTAGGCCCAGGTTCACGAGCACCTGCCCATCGTGCTTTACCGGCAGGATCGCGAAGACGCCGGACATCAACGCGTCCCAATCCTGCGGGCCCGTCTGGTAGTTGCGCTGCTGCGCGTAGGGCGGCGATGTAAAGCAGATATCCGCTTCGTTGCCATCCATCAGCCGCGTCACGGCATCGGCCCTCGTGCTGTCACCACACAGCAGCCGGTGGCCACCTTCCGGCTCAGCGGAAAACTCCTGACCGCAGTGCTGGCACGCGCACTCGACCGTCACATCTGCCTCTTGATCGCGGCTTCGAGCGGTTGCGTCTTGCGGCAATGCGGGCACGTCACCTTGGCGCCGAGCAGCCACAGGTCACCCGTCTCTGAAACCGGGTGCTCGGGCGGCGGCGGCACATCGTCGGGGTCGGTCCGACCCTCGGTCTTTTCGGTCAGCAGCGCGTTTAGCTCGAGCTCGCCAAAACCGGTTGCCGAGAGGTTAAACCCGGCCATCTTCAACTCGCCGAGCTCGAGCGTTAACAACTGCTCGTCCCAGCCGGCGTTCAGCGCCAGCTTGTTGTCGGCGATGATGTACGCGCGGCGCTGCGCGTCGGTGAGGTGTGCCAGCTCGATGCATGGCACCTGGACCATGCTCAGCTTGCGCGCCGCCAGCACACGACCGTGGCCGGCGACGATGCCGTTCTCACCGTCGACCAACACCGGATTGGTGAAGCCAAACTCGCGGATGCTAGCGGCGATCTGCGCGACTTGCGCGTCGCTGTGGGTCCGCGCGTTGCGCGCGTAAGGGATCAACGACTCGACCGAGCGCAGCACGATCTTGTCGGCCATGGGCATGGGCATGGCGATCGGGTCACCGTGAAGTTCGAGCTGGTGCGGCCGTGCGCACTGTCCGTTTCGCGCCGACCGTCACCACATCGGCATGGGTCGGCTCGCCGCTCTTTGATAAGAGGGAAATTGGCCGGCGCCGGCGTCTACACAGCGTCGCCGGCGTGCTCGAAGAGCGGCGGTTTGCTTGGGCTTCGGGCGTATTCCGCAGCGCGGCCGCGGGCCGCGGATCGGGCTATTTTCCCGTTGGGGTCGCTGCTAGTCCCGGGTAGCTCAGTTGGTAGAGCGACGCGCTGTTAACGCGTTGGTCGGGGGTTCGAGCCCCTCCCCGGGAGCCATCTTCTAGCCCCATAGCGACTGCAGCCAGCGCCAGGCGGTGGTCAGCAAATCCACCAGCGCCAGCCAGGCGACCGCGAAGGCGAACGCGCAAAGCGCCGCGATGGCGATCCGCGTCAGCCTCTCGAACAGCGACTCAGGCTTTGCGCCGCGAATTGCTAGGCCGCTCGTTGCGCCAGGTTCGCTGCTTGAGCCGGTCGATGCGGCGCTCGTCGATCTCCTGAAATGCCTTGTCGTGTTCGTGAAACGCGTAGCCGGGGAGGCGCCACCGGTGGCCCTTGCCGTCGGGCGCGCAGTTCGACCATTCGCCAATGGTCCACCCATCAGGACGCTCGGCACTTCCGAGAACCCGCACCCAATAGAAGCCTACTTTCCGTGATTTGTCTGGCACCGCGGGCAAAAGGGGGACGGTCGGGGAGACCAACCGTCCGAGTTGCTAATCGGGGACAAAGATCCGGGGCGCCCGCTCCGGACCCTCAGAGATCCTAGTCGCCTTACCGCAAAGCGTTAAGTCGGGGTGTCAGGCGGCGGGACGGCGACGGCGAAGCGCCCGATATCATCGCAACCGGAAATGAGTGGAGCAGCATTTTGCAAAAGCGTCCGACGGCTGTCGTGGTGATCTACAGCGCCGCGACCCTGCACCTGGTCGAAGCCTTCATCATCGCCCAGTCCAAGGCGGCCGATAACTCGATCCCGATCGCCTCGCTGCTGAGCGCCTTTGCCGGTCAGCGCATCGCTCTGGCCGCCACCATGCTGCTCGCCGCGTTGTTGGCGCTCAGCGGAGCCCTCCAGCGCCCCGGGTGTCTCGCCATCTTCACGCTGATCCCGCAGCAGACCTTGCTGGTGATCACCGCGATCGGCGCGTTCGCTTACGCGTGCATGGGGCACTACGCCGACGGCTACGAACCGGCGGGCGGCGGTCTGTTCATCTTCGCCGACCAACTGCCGCGCGTGCTGTTCGCCATCGCCCACGTGGTGGCCAGCTATCAATGGTTTTGGAGCTCCGACTTGTCGCGCTCGCGCTGGAAGACAAGCACGGTCGATAAGATCCTCGCCGAGGCGAATTGGGCGTCGCTGTCCGATGACCGCGAGGACGATGTGCTGGTGATCCCGGTCGACGACATGCGCGAGATCATCAGGGGCCGGCTGTAAGACGGCCGCGGGAGCCCTAATTCAGGCGGCGGCCGCGAGCTTCTGCAGCTTGCGCAGTGGGGTGCAGGTCAGCCGCCACCCGGTCTGCACCGTGTGTGTGAAACGGGATGTGAATTCGGCCGCGGTAATCCCGAGGAACTCGAGGAGCCTCGTCTTATCGGTGCGCTGCGAGGTGCTGGGCGGGCTCAGCACGATGCGGTAGACGGCGCCTTCGACGCGCAGGTGGCCACGCCGGATCGCCTCGGCCTTCAGCGCCTCGATCGCCGCCTGATGGTCGCCGATCTCGTCGGCGAGTGTCGCCGGCGACAGCCCGCGCAGGCGCTTGGCCTCGGGTTCGAGACGCTTGGTCACTCGGGAAACCTCCGAATAAAACCTCCGGACACCGGAAACCTACTGACCCGTTTCATTCGGTCTCCGGGATAGCCACCGCGCGGACCGCGGCGTCCTTGGCCTCCAGCAGCTTGCGCAGGCTCACCGTGCGCTCCGGGCCCTCGGGCACGCTCTGCGCGATGTGATGGGCGAGATGGGCGAAGGCCTGCGAGACCGGCTTCAGGTCGTCACGCAGATGGTCGTAGGCGAAGAACTTCAGCATCCGTTCCATGGGAAACTTCCGAACGCGGCTGCCCGGTTTCGGGCAAGATTGGGGTGATCTGGCCATGCGCGGGCCGATCCCAGCGTTGGCTGTAGTCGAGGCGGACGTAGACGGCGTTGCGTTTGGCACCCGAGCCGATCGGCATGTTCGGCCGCTTCCGGTAGCTCCGACGGGC